AAAGTTTTGAGGAAACATACAAGCATGTAAAAGGATATTTAAATCGAACTGATACAGGTAACGCAATAGCCTTATTACATGATATGTGTGCTAACTGTGAACGTTGGAATGGGATTAAACAGCATGACTACTCAGAGTGCAAAGACATGGCTTGCTTTAAACTGTTTTTACGCGCTGAACATGACGAATGGTGTGCGAGTTTTGAAGGGGATGGCAGGTAATGAATGAAATTGAGTTTGTGAATGGCAGAAGAGTGTTACCTGCTGGGTTTGATGTAGAGAAAGCAGAAAGAGCCATTGATTTTTTTCTCAATGTGTCTACATCCAGAACGTATATTACATTCAGCACATTGGTGGGGCGATACTTGATGCTCTATGTAACTTTGTACAGTGGAAGCACAGCGAGATGGCGCTTGTGTGAGTTGCTTGGCGTTGATCCTGGAGATAGGGCAACTTTAAAAAACTGGTGTAAAAGAAGAGTTGTTGCTGGTAAGTGAAGTGGAAATTCCGCTAAAACATGAAAAGGAGAACAAAATGGAAGAGATTAAGCTTAACGGACAGTACAAGAAAGAAGACGGCAAAAGAATTATGCGTCTAATCAACGAAATCAAGCTTAGAAGTATGAGGCTTGCGAAAATCGTAGACGAAATCGACATGCCGATTATCGCAAATATCATGGCGATGAGACTTCTCCAATATTCCGCCGAAAAAGAAGTCGAGCGCAGCGCAAAAGAGGTGGGAGGACTTGAAGACAAGTTTCTCCAGGCGCTGCTGCTTGTTGAACGCGATAACATGCTGACAGTAGAAGAAATTTTGGGAACAGCCGAAGTCAAAGATGAAGGCTTCGACAAGATCGCCATCCAGAACAAAGATGGGTTGATCCTGTACTACGGAGACAGAAGTGCGGGTATCCCCGAAGAATTCAAGAATGCACACGTAGACAGTATGTACTTTAATGATGACGGGGAATTAGTTATTACCTTAGCGAGTGATAAATAAAGGACTAGGAAGTTTACAAGGAGGAAGAGGTCAGCAAAAAATGAATTTGTGCGATGTTTATATAGAAAAGATCATCGAAGTCAGAACATACGATAACTATGTAATCGCAATTCTTGATACTGATTGCTGGGGATGCAAACGGAAAGGCGAAAGGGTGTTTTTCTCAAAAGAGGAATGGGAGAAAGCGAAAAAAGACGGCAAGTATCTTGCTTAGAAAGAGGAGAACAAAAATGATAACGCTAGGAAGCCTGTTTGATGGAATCGGGGGATGGCAGCTTGCAGCTGTGAGAAACGGCGCAAAGCCGCTTTGGAGCAGTGAGATCGATCCATTTCCTGCAAGCATAACGAAGAAGCATTTCCCAGACACTATACAGCTGGGAGATGTAACGAAAATCGACGGCGCAGAAATTGCGCCGGTAGACATCATCTGTGCAGGAAGTCCGTGCCAGGATTTATCTATCGCGGGAAAGAGAGCAGGGCTCGAAGGAGAGCGGTCGAACCTTTTCTACCAGGCAATGCGTATTGTGCGAGAAATGAGGGAGAAAACAAATGGAGTATACCCAAAGTTCTTTGTTTGGGAGAACGTCTTGGGGGCGTTCACAAGCAATGCTCGGCGTGACTTTGAAGCCGTGCTCGAGGAAATCGGACAGACCGACATTCCAATGCCTGCTTCTGGGCGATGGGCAAGAGCCGGAATGGTTAGAAGCCCAAAATGCGGAATCGCATGGCGAGTGCTTGACGCTCAATTTTGGGGCGTCCCCCAACATCGAGAGAGAATCTTCCTTGTCGCAGGTTTTGGAAAGTGGGGGGGTACGTCCAGGTACTCTTTAACCCCGAAAGCGTGCGCGGGAATACTTAGACGAGTTAAGACCAAAGGGAAAAAACTTCCCGAATTGCTGGAAGCCGTTCTGAGAAGGCAGGCGCATGATGGAGACTGAAATTTTCCCTGCGAAAAGCTATTCGGAGATTAAGCAGGGACTTCCTGCCAGTACGCTGAAAGCGGCTGGGGGGCGTATGGAGGAGGAAGTGAGAACTACATTGTGGAAGAAATGAAAATTTACGAAAACCACGGGACAGACGCACGGTATAACGAACGCGACATTTCTCCAACGTTGGCAACAAGGATGGGGACAGGAGGCAACAATGTGCCGTTAAAAATCGAGAAAGGCGTGTGTTTGTGCCAAGGAACCGGAATGTCAAGAAATGGTCCAATCTGCAAAGAGAAAACGGCTTTTACACTGACAAGTGTAGATAGGTACTGCACGGTTGCAATCGGAAAGGACAGCTCTTACTTAATCGCAAACGGTGTGGTGCACACGCTAACCGCATACGATTACAAGGCGCAACAAGCTGTTTTTAAACGGGGCGAAGCGTTCGTTCGAAGGCTTACACCGCTCGAATGCGAGAGATTGCAGGGACTTCCTGATAATTGGACGGAAGGCGGAAGTGACGCAAAGAGATACAAAGCTATTGGGAATGGCATGGCGCAGCCTTGTGCAGATTTTGTGATAGAGAAGTTAGTGGAAGTGTTAAAGGAGAGAGGTTGAAGCATATGAAGCTTAGAGAATTAGTGAACAAAATTGATAACAATATAGTTTTATGGATAGTTAGAGCTCCGGACACTAACGTTCTATTCAAAAGAGAGAACGCTTCTGATGTTATTCCAGAGAGTTTACTTTGCATGGAAGTCGGAACGTTTTTCGCTGGTTACGACAGAGTGCATATAGAAGTAAAAAGAAATTCTAGGAAGGGTAGCTTTAGAGAACTGCTTAACTGTCTCAGTAGTTATGCTTGTATCGACGTGTACGTCGATAACCGTGACGGCACAAAAGAAAAGGTATATTCTGACCGAGCTGTACTTTGCACCAGTGAAGAATATGACGATTGTTTAGTAAAAAGAATTAGCCCTTATAGGTCTGAATGGGGCGATAAAATCGAAATAGAGATAGAACCGTGCGAAGAGGAAGATACGCAGGAGGTGGAAAGAAATGAAACTTAAAGAGTTACTTGAAGTGATCCCCGATGAATATGAAATTGGTCTTGCAAATTTTGATAAAGACAGCGGCATTATTGTTTACGGCACTAAAGGGGATGCCATTCAGAAATTTGCTGAAAAAGAAAAGTTTATCAAAGAGCAGGTCGATGGCATGAATGTCATCGCAATTCATCCGGGAGCTACAGCATATCTACCCACTGGTGTAAAGCTGTTTGGTGATGATATGGTTGATTTTCATATTAAGACCCAGCTCACGATTGAAATTGTATAAGGAGGAACAAAAATGGATGATGTAACACAGATCATTGATGACTTTCGCAGGGTGTGCAAGAAAGTTCAGCCTGATCTTAATGCCAACGATGGGTCTATCACAGCAATTTACAAGAGAAATTCTTTTGAAGACTTATGGGAAGCTATCGGAGAACTGTATTATACCTGTGTCGCCTTCCATATTCCTACAAAGTGTCTTTCCATTGATATTACGGATACTCTTGTAAAGATTACACTGTCTTACAAGGGGCTTAAAGTATTGTTTCCTGTTTATCCTGAAGGAGAATGCATTATGAGAATTTCTAATTTGCAGGTCTATGATATGCATAACTCTATTAGAGCGAGTAGATACCCCATGAAAGCTAGACTTGACTTTGAAGCACTAACGGCATATTCGTAAATCAACAACATTTATAAAGGAGAAAACAGATGAATAAGGATATAGTGAACTGTTATGGGATAGCGGAGAATTGCGACATCGCAAAAGAAGTTGATGAATTCATCCATTTGATTTCAAAGTGGGAACGAGCAACACTTCCTGTGTACTATGAGACGGACACAATGTCAGATGAATCGAAAGAGAATCTAATTCGGGCGGCGGACTGTCAGGACGTAAAGAATATCCTTCTTTATAAAATTGTACTTAATAAGTCTGTAATTCGGCAGAAAATAAAGGAAGCCGACGAAATGACAGAGCGTCTTTATGGGAGGAGACCTGAAATAGGGAATATCATACGATTTATGCTGGCCAGCCATGGAGGCGCAGATGAAAGAGAAAAATTTCAGAATCACATGTACCTGCGATAACGTGTTTACATTAGCGGAGGGCAGGGAAGAATCGATAGACGAATACCTTAAAACTATTGATCCTAACCCTATGGTCAACACATTCGGTGAGAAATACGTTAGAGATTATTTTGAATACCACACTGGTGTAAGTGTGTGATGAGAGAGGAAGAAAGCAATGATTGGATTTAGCGACCTTATTAAAACCTTGGATATGGATGCACATGTACAGATTATGCTTTTTGGAAACAAACCCTGCACTGTTTACAGTGGGGTACTTTCATATCTTCCACTGAGAACATATTTGGATGTAAAAGGCAAAGCAGTGGATTCTGTTTGCGCAACTAAAATGGAAGAAGATACGGAAGGGCGCGACGCCTCTCTTATTATTGTATTGTTATGATGCTATAAATGGAGAAAACGAATAGGCGTTAGCGTTTGTTGAGATTGGCGATAAGATCGAAAGGCTGATAGAAGCAGCGGACGAAAGGATGGTATCAAATGAGAGAAACCATTAAACGGTATACGGTATCTATATGCAAAGAAAATGGATATATTCAGATTGTCACAAAAGACGACGACGGGAATATCTGGCCCTGTGAGCTCGAATTTTTAGCTAAGGCAATGATTATGGATAGTAAACATCACTGCCCAGCGTCGGCGGAGCGGATCGCTGAATTCGCAAAGATGAGCGATGAAGAGCAGGGGAATAGACTGAAATGCGCATTTGAGAGGGGGGCTATCCATGTGTGATGAAGAATTTCATAAGGGAGATCGCGTTATGTTTGAGTGCCGCGATGGGCAAGTTATCAGGGGACGAATTTATGCGATAAATGACGACGGTACTTATAATGTCAGAGATGAGGATACGATGGAGCTTCACCCACGAATTTTTGAAAATGAGCTGTGTCGCATGGATGACAAGGAGAAACCGGAGGTGACATTCACGAAGTTCAACGACGAGGCGATCAATCCGTCGTATTACAAGGCCGGGGAGTATGAGTGCTTCGATGTGGCGATGGCAAGGATCCGGGAAATGGGACTTCCAGGCATGGAGGCAGCCATGTTCTTTAATGTTTTTAAGTATTTGTGGCGGTACAAGGTGAAGCATGCAGATAACCCGCGCGAAGATCTGGAAAAGGCGGCGTGGTATCTTAGACAGCTCATTGTTTGCGTTACGGATAAAGCAAAATAGCGAGGTGGATCATGACAGCGGACGAGTATTTCGACAAGATAAAAGCGGTTCAGAAGCGGCGCGTTTCGCTGGAAAGAGCCATTAAAGAAGAAAAGAACCGCATATATGATATCTCTGGCATTGATCCGTCAAAGGAGAAGGTGTCCGGCGGGCGCACGTTGGATATTGGCGACAAGTTGATACAGCAGGATGAGCTTCTGACCGCGCTTTACAAGGAGTTAAGTTTCGTTCAGTCCATTCTTGGAAACTGCATGGAGAGAATCGACGGGTTGCTGGATGAGAACGGGAAGAAAGATTTCAAAACGGCAGATGTTTTGCATAACTTCTTTTTTAGCGGGAGGGCATCTGGGCGTATCGCGGAAAACCTTGGGGTAAGCAGGGAATACGCTTACCGGAAGCGGCGGAAAGCTATTGACCGTTTCGGAGAGTTTTACAGAAAAGAATTAGACAGTATGGAGGATATTTGCTAATGAAAACAGCAGGGACGAAAGAAAACACATATCCAGGCATCGGATGGGAAGAGGTCTACAGGACAAATGGGATTTTTTACTCTTATTTCGTCAACCGGCTTTTACGGAATAAGCGAAGCGGCACTTACAAAATCATTTCGTCAAAAGTGGCGACTGGCGATGTTCTGGATTGCCAGACAAGCGGCGAGGGCGGGCTCCCTTTGAAATTCAAAGAAGGGAAAGAAATTTGCGATGATCGCGCATATGATCCGAACAAGTATTACGGATCACCCATCATGACGGTCCGGCAGATCGCTGCCCTCGAAAGGCGTGAATTGGCACTGGAAGCGGCAGAGGTGGATTTCGAAAGGCGAGCGGAGGAGCGCGCTTTTGAAATTTTGCGGGAAATGCTGATTTAGGTTACAAAATGTTACAGGCAGACGTGGTATTATGTATTATGGAAAATGAAAATGCGTGAGAGCAAAGGCTCTTGCGCATTTTTTGTTGGGAGGATATTATGGCGAAACGATTACCAGAAATCCGACTAAATGAAGAGAAACACATCATTTGTTCAACGAGCGTGGCGGCGGCGCAGTTCGGCATTAGTCGGGTGGGAATGGATAAGTCCATCAAAGAGCTTGGTGTTGCGAAAGAAAACGCGCGCGTAGATCTGGCGGAAATCATTGATAAACGGTTCAACAAAGCGAATGCGGTCGCAGAAGCGGTGAGCGACAGCGCTAGAAAGCTGAAAGCAGAAGCCGACTACAAAGCGCAGAAGGCAAAGCAGGAAGAAATGGTGACGCTTCAAATGATGGGGGAGCTTATTCCACAGGAAGAAGTCAAAGATGCGCTTGAAAATGAATTCTTGGATATCAGGCAAAAGCTCTTACTATTGCCCGAGACCATAAAATCAAAAGTTTATTCCATTGATGCGGCTTTAGCAGTGACGTGCGGGGAGGTAGCGAATGAAGTTGTCCAAGAACTTCTCAGAAAACTTGCAGGAATCAATGGAAAATCCGAAGATGCAGGCAAAGTGGGAAAGAAACCTAAAAGAAATTATAAAAAGGGCGCGAAAAGCATTTCTGCCGCCGCCTCCGGAAACGGTGAGTGAGTGGGCAGATCATAATCGTATTCTCTCCCGTGAAGAATCACCGTCTGCCGGTTTGTGGAATACGGATAATACGCCGTATCTGCGGGCCATCATGGACGCATTCACGGATAAAACATCACAAGTCATTACCTTCTTGAAGCCTTCGCAGGTCGGCGCTACAGAGGCTGGTATCAATATCTGTGCTTTCACGATAGATCGGTCCCCATGCCGTCTGCTTTATGTCATGCCGGATGAAGACCTGGCGAAGGACTTTTCCGTGGATCGATTGCAGAAGGCGCTGAAAAATACGCCGTCCGTTGCAAAAAAAATAGAATCCGCAGACAGAAGTAAGGCGCTTATGGTGAGGTATAACGGCGGATTTATCCGTCTGTCCGGGGCAAATTCACCGGCAAAGCTGGCGTCGTGGCCTATCCCGCGCGTCATTATGGATGAGGTCGATAAATATCCGCTCTGGACCGGTCGAGAAGCTAATCCAATTTCTCTTGTTAAAGAACGTACTAAAAACTGGCCGTGGCGCAAGATACTTGTCATGAGCACGCCGACTACAGAGTACGGTTATGTGTATAAGTCTTACATGGAAAGCGAAGCGCACTATGAGTTCATGGTGCCGTGCCCAGAATGCGGGCATTATCAAGTTTTTGATTTTCACCATCTAAAGTTTCCTGACGTTCTTGACGAAGCACGTCTCTCTAAAGAGACGTATTACGAATGTGAGAAATGCAAGTACCACATTCATGACAGGGAAAAGATGGGGATGCTCCGAAAAGGCAAGTGGGTGGATAAGGAAAGGATTGGATACGCGGCGAAAACAGTGGGATTCAAGCTGAACACACTGTATTCGCCGTGGGTATATTTCTATGAAGTGGCGAAGGAGTTTCTGAAATCGAAAGATGACCCCACGAAACTTATGAACTTTGTCAATTCATGGCTTGGTGAGCCGTGGAAGTCGAAGGCGTCTCAAATCAAATCGAAGTCAGTACTCGAAAGGCGGACGGAACTTCGCTCCGGTGTGGTCCCCAAGGGAACGGTACTTCTCACCGGCGGTGTTGACTGCCAGAAGGGGTATTTCTACTGGGTGATCCGAGCGTGGCTGCCGGATATGCGTTCGCAGAAAATTGCAAACGGTTCGGCAATGACATTCGATGACGTAGCAAACATCATGGATCAGATGTGGCCCATTGAAGATTCAGACCGGCGCATGCAGGTCGCTTTGTACGCGGTCGATGCAGGGTATAACACAGAAGAAGTTTATGACTTCTGCTATCTTCACTATCCGGCGTCTATCCCCGTCATGGGCATGTCGAGCCCCATGGCTACATATTTTCGCCGAAAACAGCTGAACCCGAAGGATCACAATATGAATTGGGTACAGGCGCAGCAGCTTTACGAAGCGGATACGAACAAATACAAGGATCTGATCGCTTACCGTATCGGTCGAGAGAAAGACGGGTATGGCGCATGGCTTGTTGATGCAGATACCGATGAGGTATATGCAGAGATGATTACCGCCGAGCAGAAAATCATGGTCAACGGGCGTGAGGTCTGGAAACCGATTGCGCAGCATAGAGATAATCACTATCTGGATTGTGAAGTCTATGCATATGTGGCGGCGGATGTCATGAATGTGCGGAGCTTGCAGGTGGCGGCCAAAGATCCCACGCCCGTGCAGAAAGATGAGAAAAAAGAGAGTGGTTTAACGTATAGCCCATTTGGAGGTCGGCAATGAATAGAGAAGAGTTACAGAAAGAAAAAGAAGCGCTGGAAACAGCCCGTATGAATATTTTAGAAGGCGGGCAGGAGTTCCAGACCAGAGATGGCCGTGTGAAGATGGCGAGCCTCGAAACCATCATGCAGCGCTTGTCGGAAGTCAATTCGGCGCTGAATCAGATCGATTCAGTGAATGGCATGACAGATACCGTGAGATTGAAATTCGGAGGCATGGGATAATGGGATTTCTAAAGCTGGCGGGGGATCTGTGCAGCGATATCCAGTCTATTTGGAGCCCTGAAAAGGCGATGAAGTCCAAAATGGTACGAGAGCGATACTTCGGGTATTCGGCGGCACAGGAAACGCGGAAAGACGAGCGCCTTCCCTTCGATGGGACGGCGGAACAATTTAACACATATTCGCGCGATAAACTTCGAGCACGAGCAAGGGATTTGGAAAGAAATAATCCCATCACCGGTTCCGTATTGGAAGCATTTTTAAATAATGCTATCGGGACCGGTTTTAATATGCAGGCACAGACAAACAATGATGTGTTTAATCAGCGCATTGAGGCACTTTGGAAAGAGTGGGAGCACCACGAGAATTGCGACATTACGCAGCAGCAGTGTCTGGATGACATCATCAAGCTTATTGTTGTCAGAAAATTCGTAGATGGCGGAATTATGGCGACATTCCCGCTGGACGGGAAAAGGAAAATACCTCTCACTATCCAGCTTCACGAAGTCGATGATCTGGATACGATGACCGATCCCAAAGACCAGAATGGGCACATCATCGTGAATGGCATCGAGCTTGATACGACGGGCAAACCGCTTGGATATTGGCTAAAGCAGACGGAGCCGGACGGTTTCACGGAAATGGAGCCGCGACGATATGACGCAAAAGATGTGATTTTTTTATGGAAAAAGTCACGTGTCAGTCAGTTTCGGGAAATCACAGAAATGGCTAGAACCATCGGCGTCACAAAGGATCTTGGCGATTACAACGTGGCCGTCATGTTTCAGCAGAAAATTGCGGCGTGCTTTTCCGCCTTTGTGGAGACTGACAACACGCTTGGCGCACCGGGACGCATTGCCAATCAGGCAGACGGCAGCCGCGTAGAAAATATCGAAGGCGGCTCCATTAAATACCTGAAGGCGGGCGAGCACATCAAAGGGCTCACGCCGAATGCGCAGGTGACGGATGCAAGCAATTTCCTGCCTTTGCAGCAGCGAATTATAGCCGCCGACAAAGGGCTTTCGCTGGAAAGCACCAGTCGAAACGTGGAGCGTGTAAACTATGCATCTGCCAGGCAGAACCTTTTGGGCGATCAGCTGACATATGGCTCTATCCGCGAGGAACTGGTCGAATATTTCCTACGGCCGCTTTATAAGCGATTCGTGAACATCTGCTATTTGACCGGCCTTCTGGACGGGACCGGGTTCAAATATGGGGACGAAGAGTATTACAAGGCCACGTGGCTTGCCGCTTCGCTCGGATGGATTGATCCGCTCAAAGAGGCGCAGGCGAATGCCATTAACCTTGCGAATGGCGGCAAATCATTCCAGGAGTATTGCGCGGAACAGGGTGCGGACTGGCGCGATCGCATTGACCAGATGAAGGAAGTTCAGGACTATGCAGAATCTAAAGGCGTCGCGCTGGCATTCGGCGTGCAAGACAGCGAGATAAAGAATGAGCCGGAAGACGATGGTACAGGAGGTAAAGATGGGGAAAACGACGACAATTAAACAGTTTGGATTAAGAGAAATCGCAGTGGACGGCGTGGATGAAGCGAGCCGGAAACTGCGATTTTCTTTTATGACGGAAGCGCCTTGCGACAACTGGTTCGTGCCGGAAGTCTGCTTGTGCGCAAAAAAGAACGTAGATCTGACACGCTTCAAAAATGGCGTCATGCCGATGCTTTTCAACCACCATCGAGACATTGTGATCGGCAAAATAGAGAACGTGTCTTTTGAAGATGGGAAAGTCACGGCAGAAGCGACGATCGATAAAGACGAAGAATCCGAAAGGTATTTTCAGAAAATTCTTTCCGGATCGCTGAAAGGGATTTCCGTCGGATATTCCCGACTTAATACGGTTCGTGTGCTAAAAGGCACCAGTTATAAGGGACTTACATTTGACTGTGACATGGACGTAACAGACAGATGGGAACCTTATGAAATTTCTCTGGTAAGTTGTCCGGCAGATCCCGATTGTGCAGTCGGGAGGGGACTTACAAATACAGACATGACCATTTCTATTGTTCAGAACGAGGAGGAGCCAACAATGGGCGAAAACCAGAAGCCGGAAGCACCGGCAATCAACGAGGCAGCGGTTCGTGAAGCGGCAGAAAAAGCAGCAAGAGCAGAACGAGATCGCGTCACGGAAGTTACGAAAGTTTGCAGAGGCATGGGAGTTGACGATGAAACCATGAGAGGTTACATCGAAAACGGCACATCCATTGAAGATGTCCGAAAAGAGATTCTTGAAAAGGCAATGAGCGCCCCGAAAAATCAGCCGTCCGGCATCAATGTTGTTACGGATGAAAAAGAAAAATTCGCGAAGCGTGCAGTAGACGGGATGGCTATCCGCTTTGGCGTCATCGGCGAAGAAAAAGCGGTGTCTAATGAATATGCGAATGCATCCCTGCGCTCCATTGCAGAAGATGCGCTCACTCTATTCGGCGGTATGAGCGAGAGAAAAGCACATCTCATGAACTCCAATGACCTGTTTAATGCCATGTTCAAGGAAAGAGCGATGGGGACAGACCAGTTCGTTTCTATCGTTGATAATTTCGGAAACAAGGTGATGCTGAAATCCTATAAAGAGCAGCCAGCTATTTTCTTGAATTTCGTTTCTAAAGGATCGAACCCAGATTTCAAGAAGACCAATAAATACTGGCTTGGGGTGGACGGCATGCCGGAACTGATGGCACCTGAAAGCGATGAATTTAAGTATGGGGAAATGAAAGACGGTAAAATCTCCACGGCAATTCAGACCTATGGCAAGGCAATTTCTTTTACCCGTGAAATCTTCATCAACGATGACATGGGCGTAGTCACGAAAGCTATTCAGAAGCAGTCCGGTGGATTCAGACGTCTGCAGGAAAAGATGTTCTTCGACATGCTGACTAAATCCGTTCCGTTCAATGCGAAGAATAAAAATATTGTGGAGACGAACAAAGACATTTCTGCCAAAGCGTATTCCGAAATGCGCAAGCTGATGCATCGTCAGAAAGATCGCGAAGATAAAACCTATATCGGTACATTCCCGGCTTTCCTGCTGGCATCAGACGAACATGAATTTGAACATCTTCAGATCCTGCATTCTGCATCCGATCCGGCGCAGAATAATGCAGGCGTGAATAACCCCATGCAGAACAAGATGGTCCTTTTCACTTCTCCGTGGCTTGAAGGCGATGCTTACTATGCGATCGCGAAACCTTCTGAAATGGAAGGCATCGAATTTACCACTTTGAACGGCGTGGATCGACCGTATTCCAGAACCGTGCAGAGCGAAAAACATCTCGGCATTGATTACCAGTACTGGATGGACTTTGGATTCAATCTGATTGATTATCGCGCATTCGTTAAGAATGAAGGGGTATAAGGAGGATAAAAGATGGCTACTACTATTGGAACATTCAGACAGCCCGGATCAATTATCACCGTGCAGGCGTCTACAGACGTTGCCTATCATGAATTGCTGAAAGTAGGCAGCATTTATGCGGTCGCCAAAGCAGCGGTGACAAAAGACAACTATGTGGCTTGCGACGCAGAGGGCGTATTCCAGTTCCCTAAGAAAGCGGCGGAAGCTATCACGCAGGGTACGAAAGTATATCTGGATAAGTCCGGCGCTATCACGGCGACGGCAGGCACTGATCCGGCGGTCGGCGTCGCATGGAGCGGAGAAACAGCAGATTCGACCTCGATTGATGTAAAAATCAACGTCTAGGAGGAAGTCAGATGGGGATGATGGACGCGCAGCGGAGGATATGCCAAAAAGCATTTTTCTCTGATAAAAGACTGGGGGAACACATTTCTTACAACGGGAAAGATATCGTGGCGCTTGTATATGTCGGTGTGTCCAATTCTCGTTCTGACTGGAATGAAGCGAAAACCGTTATAGAAAACGCGGCTCTTGTTGATGCGGCATATTTCTGCGTGTGCGACGAAGGCGAGAATGGAGTTCTATCGCCGGTGGAAGGCGATGCAATCGTCTACAACGGTGATAGGTATTCAGTTTCTAATATCGTCGAGCACGACGTGGCAGGAAGTCATTTTGTGTTGCTTGCAACGAAAGCAGAAAGGGCACTCGGACGATGAATCTGATTGAAATATCGGTATCTGACGAATTAACGCCTGCTTTCAAGCGGATGCTTGCTAACAATAAGAATTACTTAAAAAGCGTGTCGAAGTCGCTCGGGTACTACATTCAAAAGGAAATCAAAGAAGGCGTTCGAAAAGGCGTCTTGTACCATACCGATGACGGCTGGAATCAGATCTGGTTTACGGAAGGGAATATCCAGCCACGTAGAGAATTGCAGGGGCACGCCTCGCGGTATCTCTACGGGCAGATGATCCGCGCCGTCGGATATCAGTACATGCCAGACAGTATTTCAACAGTGATCGGGTGGACTTCCAAATCGTCTGCGGAATACGGGCGAAGAAACGAGCTTGGCGGGCGGCAGCCGGTGACAGAAAGCATTCGTCGTATTTTCTATAATGCGTATGATGCAGAGCTTGAAAGATACGGTTCTATCGTCGAGAGCCGCGACTATGATAAGTATATTTACCCTCTTAGTAAGAAGAAAAAAGAACTTATCACACCTGCAAGACCGATCTTTGAGCCGATGATGACGCGAATTCATGATGATTTTGCGCCGTACATTGAGCGGAAAGTACAGTCTTACATGGAAGGAAATGTGAAATTCGGGAAGAAGAATAAGCGCGTCTACAAGGTGTACGGAGGTTAGGCTGATGGGATTGCAAAATCTGGATATCACAAGCACGATGCTTCATATCGGGGCACAGCTTAAAACAGACAAAAGAATCATTGCCTTTTGCAAAGAGCGGTTCCCTGGGAAAGAGCTTCATGTACTTGTGGGAGATATTACAAGAAAATACATCCCTACCTACGATGACACACCGTATGTCATCGTGACGGACTTTTCGAAGCAGGAAGGGCAGAATATTGAATTTTGCCCTTACGAATTCACATTATGGGTAGGCGTCGGGAAAGAGGAGCCGGAATTCATCGAGGAGGATGGTGTAAAAATCATGGACGCCTTTAAGGATTGCGCCGACTTCATGACCATCATTGAGGATGTTTTCAATGACGCTGAAATCAATAATCGCCCCTGCGCGAAGGTAAATACGAACGGTCCTTTCCCCATCGATCCGGCAGGTCGCCATTGGGCGGGGAAAATCAAGGTAAACAAGCGTATTTATCAGACGCTTGGCGGGAATTATACAGAAGAGTTATAGGAGGTAGAAAATGGCAGGTCAGGCTATGGGCGTTTATTCCAAGACCAGACTGTATCCGGAAGAGGCATTGAGCAAGCTGCCGGAAACGGTCAAGGGTTTTGAGATCCCATTCAATTCTAATTCACTTTCCAGTTCGCAGAATTCCAGTTCACCGGGTACTATCACAGGACGCCGCGATGCAGCGGAACCGATGCTCGGCAATATCGACTGCACGGGCGATGTGGTCACGCCGGTGGATACCGATGCATTCGGATATCTTCTGGCGGCGGCATTCGGCAGACCGACTACAACGCCGGGGAAGAGCGGCAGCAATCTCTATACCCATGTCTTCAAGCCGGGCAAGACGCAGCCGTCCTTCGCTGTAGAGAAGGTATTCTCCAATGGTGTGTATTCACTCATTAACGGCGTCAAGGTCAATCAGATCGAAATGACGTTCGGCGGCGACGGTGAATTGACTGCTACCGTTGGCTTCATTGGATGCAAAGAAACCATCAATGATGCAGCGGCGGCAACGGAAGAAAATATCACTAAAGTCGGGTTTAATCGTCTCAACAATTTTCAGGCATCTCTGAAAATCGACGGGGAGGATGTAGCGATCGCGACGGAGCTTTCTCTTACTATTCCATTTGGGCTTGATGATAGCGGATATGCGATTGGCAGCGGCGGGTTCCGAACACGAATCAATGAAGGCATCATTTCCCCAACTGGTAAGCTGACTGCTTTCTTCGACGACAAAACTTTCATTGACAAAGCGATGACTTCCAAAATAACACAGCTCCAGGTTACACTGACAAAGGGGGATAAGTCTCTTGTCGTCGATATCCCAGAAGTCATGTTCGCGAGAAAGTCGCCGGGCATTGACGGTACGAAAGGCATCACACAGGAACTGGATTATTCTGCGTTCTATAAAGAAAATTCTTTAAATTCCTGCATTCAGTTTACCTTGGTAAACGGGGTAGCTACATACGAATTTTAATGAGTACCCCGTCGGATTTTCCGGCGGGGTATTTTTTTATATGTGAGGAAATAAAAATGGATAACGAAAAAAACATGAAACCAGCAGAAAAGAATGAAGAAAAACTTATTGCAAGAGCTATGACATTTTCTGAATTTGAGCGTTTTCTTGAATATTCCGATGAGCTTGAAACTTCGAATACACCGGCAAAACTGATCGGCGTCCGTATGGCGCGTTGGGTGGCTAAGAACATCTACAACATCGATCCGGATTCTGCGAAGTATACGCCGGGAACAATTATGGATCTGCTCGTGAAGACGCAGGCGCTTTCTGAAAAAAGCGAGCTGGAAGACTTAAAAAACTAGAAAGCGTCTGGGACTGGCGAATCAGAGGCGGTGCTAAATACTGTGATACGTGCAGAAAGGCCGCCAAACAGACCGGGCGCAAATTAGATTGCGAGAATTGCCCTGATAGGGCTCCCGAAATCAGGCCGGGCAATTTCAGGGCTATGAGGCTATATGCGCTGGCTTCAAACTGTGTGCACTATGTAGGGACGATGAGCCGTCCTTTTATCAGCGGGATTAACTGGGTAGATTTGGAAACAGTCGCCCGCTTATCCCGCATACACATAGGGCCTGCAATGATGAAGCGCATGAGGAAAATCGAAAGTTTAGTCATCAAGGAGAGTGTGGAAGATGGGCGTCATTGAGACAAGAGCGAAAGTCAGTATTATCGACGGAGCGAGCAGCGGCTTAAACAGTATGGCAAGCGCTAATGAACGCCTAACATCCTCTCTCGGCAAAAGTGCGAGTGCGGCGAAAAATTTTTCCGTCAATCTGCGGGCAATGACTAATGGGAAGTCCGGCGGAGCGAAGCAGTTTAGCGACATGGCTCTTGGGCTTGATAAAGCAGCGCAGAGCGCCAGCAATACCAGCAAAATGCTGAACCGCCTTGTATACTCTATGGCGCGTTATACCGTCATCTACGAGGGCATCCAGAAGCTTGGAAATCTGTGGAGTACAGTCATCGGCGGTGCGTATGACTACGGAAACATGATGGAAACGAACCGTATCGGCATGGCTGGCATCCTGGCATCCATGATGCAGATAAACGGGCAGCAGCTTTCCTGGAACCAGTCGCTTACGATTTCTTCTAAAATCATGAAAGATTTGCAGAATGAATCTCTTAAAACGTCCGCGACGGCAAGCGAGTTGATTGATACCTTCCGTGCCCTTTTAGGTCCGGGGCTTGGCGCGGGCATGTCGATTGAGCAGATCGAGAAGTTTACGACGGTCGGCGTCAATGCGGTTAAGTCACTCGGATTGGATGGCGTGCAGCTTGTACAGGAGCTTCGAGACCTTGTACAGGGAGGGATTCGCCCCGCGTCCTCTACGCTTGCTACCGCACTTGGCATTTCCGATGCGGATATCAAGAAGGCGAAAGAATCGTCCGAAGGTCTATATAAATTCTTGATGGATCGTATGAAAGGGTTTGAGTATTCAGCTCTCGAAACGAATAATACTGTCAAGGGACGTATCGATCAGATCAAAGAAGGATTACAGCGCGGGATCGCAGAAGGTACAGAGCCACTTCGCGGCATGTATTCGGAAGCACTGAAAGAATTCGGCGAATCAATCATTCAGGTGGATAAGTCTACAAAAGAATGGAAAATCAATCCTGAATTTATCAGCTCTATCAGCACCATTTCGGGTTCCATGGTGGAAATGGTAGAAAGCGCCAAAAAAGTTGGCGAGTTTATGTCCAGTGGGCTTGTCGGTGCCACGTATGTAGGCAAGACTGCCGTCGCTGCACTCGGGCAGGCCGGTGACCATATAGGTGAAATTGTCACGCTCTGGGCGGGATTCAAAGCCTCTAAGTATATCAAGGATTTAATGCAGATCCTTAGCGTGACGCGCGAAGAGAGAGAATTGCAGACGGGGCTGGGCCGCGCCATTCAGGGCATGCAGGATAAATTTAACGGCCGTCTGGAAGCGCAAAAGAAGGCTTTGAAATACGAAGAGGAGGAGAAAAGGCTCGTCGATAGCGCCTTGAATTCCTTCGCTGACGTAACGGGGCATATTTCCGAAAGCGCAAGTAAAGCGCAAACCTTGAACTCCATTCTTGAATCGAATGAAAACTCCATTACAAACCTGGCAAAAAAGTGGCAGGCCATGGGGATGAGTATCAAGGAATCTGTCACTTGGCAGAACAAAATCGTTTCGCTTGTGAATGGCGGATATAATGTTGCGGCTATGGTGCAGATTGGGAAGGGTGATGAGCGCGCAAGAAAAATTCAGGCAGAGGCAAATGCGCTGGCGGCAAAGAATGACCAGCAGAAGCATGAAGTGGAGTTGTATCAGCAGCAGTCCAAAGCCATTTCTGAAGTCATGCAGAAGGAACATGAACGCCTGATGCAGGTTTCAAAGACTTCTAGCGATGAACTGAAAAATATTTCTCTCATGGCGGAGAAGGTGAGGAATCCATATTCTCGCGGTGAAGCGGCTGAAGCACGTGTGCAGCGCTTCTTGGATGCAGACACAAGCGGCCGCGGCGGAGCCAAAGGCGATGCGAACCGGCAGATTTGGAAGTGGCAGCAGACAGCGGTAGAGGAACTTCGCTCTAAGTTACAGGCACTAAAGCTTGACTACGAAGTCGTTCAAGTGACTACCGAAAAATTCATGGATTCTCTTAAAACCGGAATGAGCGGCAAAGTGAAGCCTGTCATGGACGAAGCTATCAATTCGGCAAAGGTTTGGAATGATGTATTGCAGTCTACGCGGACGAATACAGAGCGATTAACCAACGCGCAGATTGAGTATATTAAATACCAGTCCAGCGGGAATACGGCAAATGAACTTGGGCAGAAAGAGCGCGTGGCAGCACTTTTTAAAGAAATTTCAAGCCAGCTTGAAAAAGTAGGGATGAGTGCGAAAGAAGCACAAGTCAAATCCTATGAGTTCATAAACCAGCTTATTCAGGGCTTAAAAACTGTAGATCAGACGAACTTTTTATCTGTAGACGCGGCATTTAAGCAGGTCGGGGATAGCGCGAAAGCATTTGCTGATAATTTCAAGCTCGTAAAAGAGCAGATAGAGCAGGTGAAACAGGCGAACGCGGATGCGGCGCTTGAATTTAACGCTCTTTCTAATGCGTTCAAAATCGGCGGCGAAGAGGCGTTTCAGGCGACGAAAAAGCTGCTTGAAGAGAGCAAGGCGCTGCAAGCCGCATTGAATGAGCGCGGCGCAACGGATAAAGCGAACGCCGTTTACAAGGAAACCGTAAATTATTTGCAGCAGGTGGCAGAAGCCAAAGACAAGGCAACACTAGCCACGAAGAAAGAAGTCGCTGCTATCAAAGAGGCTAACGAAGCACTGACTGTTCACAAACAGAAACTGGACGAGGCAAATCAGGGGATAGGTCTTTTTAATGGGAAAATGAGCAAGATGCTGGGCGTGGTTTCGTCCGCTGGCATGGGCGTTTCCATCCTCACAGATGCTTATATAGCAAATACCGATGGCTGTCATGATATGGCAAAAGAAGCCGCAGATGCGGCGATGCAGATCTCCATGATTTCGATGGCCGCGGAAGGTCTCATTGGCCTTATCCCTAGTCTTGTTGCAGGGCTAAAAAGTGCATATACGTGGTTTAGAAATTTAGCCGTCGTCAAAGCTCTTGCTATGAATCCGGCGGGACTTATCGGAGCAGTAGGCGTAGGGACGCTCGCCGCTATAGCGTATGGAGTAAGTAGTAAGTACGAAAAAGCGCAAAGCGGTGATTACGATGTACATGACTTCTTCTCTGACGCAGAGCTGGGCGGATATCATGATGGGAGCGAAGAAGAAGAAATCCAGCAAAGCTCCTATGTAAAGAAATTTACTCCAACGCAGAAAGACTACGACGCGGCGGATGCGGCTGATGAAGAAATGTTCCACACAAAGGCACAGAACAGTCTGGTGGATATGTATTCGGAAATGGCTCGAATTTCAGAACAGAAGGCAAAAGAGGCCGAGGATCTCATGCGGAAAGCCACGCTCGCCGATGTCGTTAAAAAGCAGGATGACGGTGGGAGCGGAAAGGCGTCCGGCGGTAAATCTGGCAAAGCGGCGCTTCCTGAACTGGAATATACTGATGCGCTGGGAAATGCCTTTTGGTATTTACAGCACGGTTACAATGTCTACGCGGCCGCTGCACTGGCAGGAAATCAGATGCAGGAAGCGGGGAAAGGCGATACAGAATCCATTGATTACGCAGCGGATAACAAGCAGGGGCATTACGGTTCAGCTCAATGGGGCGGAGAGCGTTTCCAAAACCTCTATGATTATGCTAACGGCGATTGGGCAGATCGGGAGAAACAGCTCGAATTTTCTGATTATGAATTGAGAGAAGCACAGTATTACAAAGACGTGGGGACGCGACTTCGCGCTGCAAGCAGTTTGGAAGAAGCGAATCACATTGTGTTTTCGCAATACGAGGCACCAGGAGATGATACCGAAGGCACGCGGCTTAGTTATGCACAGCAGCTCCTCCCCCGCCTCATGCAGCTTGCTAACAAAGAAGCGACGCTGAACGGCGAGACTGGGAACGGCAGGAAAGACATGGCACGCCAGAGAGAAGAGCTTTACAGAAAGTTGGCGGATGCAACGAAACTCACCATTCGCGACACCAAAAATCTGAATGAAGCTACTCTTTCCGTCACTGGAGCGCAGACGGCCTATGATAAGACCATGCAGGAAGCGAATGACAAGCTCGAAGAGTACAAGGTACAGATCGAGAAAGACAAGGCACTCGGCGTGAATGAAAATGTCATCAGCGACTTGCAAAACGCTATGATCGACTACGCGAAGGCTATGAGACAGAAGGCCAAAGAAGCGCAGCAAACGGAAACGATGGGAAGGTATGATGACCAAATTTCTGCGATTTCAAATAGAAATCTTGGATTTGGCGAAGCCTACAGCCACTCGCAGGAGCTGACCAATAAGCTGAACGAATACAAGTCTTATTTGCAGGAGCAGCTGAACGACACGAATCTTTCATATAATCAGAGAATTTCTATCGAGCAGAAACTTTCTAGCACTATTAAGTCCATCAATGACCAGTCTTGTTATAACTACAAGGAAGGTTGGAAGCAGGCGCTGACAGAGATTTCTAATCAGCAAATCAACTGGAAAGACACAACGGTCAACCTGTTTTCTGATATCGAAAGCTCACTTGCAAGCTGCTTGTCTTCTACGGGGAATTTCTGCACACGTATGAAATCTTTCTTTAGCGACTTTGCCAAGAGCGTGCTGAAATCTATTTCGCAGGTAATCGCGAAACTGCTTATCATGAAAGTTGTGACAGGCATCTTCGGCGGTGGTAGTAGTGGCGGCGGTGCAAAAGTGGGCGATGCATGGACAGGCGGTTTGACTGATTCTGTAAATATTGCTTGGGGCGGAGGTAAGGCCACCGGCGGAGATGTAAGCCGTGGAAAGTGGTATATGGTCGGCGAACGTGGCCCCGAATTTGTACGATTCAGCAGGGACGCTCACGTGTATTCTAATGGTGATACAAGGAAGATGCTTTCCGGCGGGGCACAGACACCGGCGCAGGTACAGGTGATTGTAAATAACAACACAGGTACGCAGATGCAGGCGCGCCAGACGACTTCGCAAGATTCGTCTGGGAAACTGCTGCACCAGATTATTCTTTCTACGGTCGGCGAAGCACTGACGACGAATGAGTACGGTTTGAAAGATGCGATTATGGGGGTGCGATAAATGGTTTTTCCTGATATACAGACACCTGATTATCCATTAGAAGAGTTGCACAAAGATCACACGATAAAAATGACGGTAGACAACGAAACGATTTTAACTCGCCCACGTTTCACTAAAATACCGAAGTCGTTCAAGATTACGTGGTCGAAGCTTCCGACAAAAGATTACAACAAGTTGCGTGCGTTTTATTCACAAACTCGCGGAGATGCGTTGTCTTTTGAATGGACATATCCGAAGGATGAAGGAAATGATTACTCAGGGAAAAAGTTTATAGTGCGTTTTGACGACGGCTTGCTCGATTTCAAGATAGTTGAGTGCAGTTTTTGGAGTGGTAGTATCACGATTAGTGAGGTATAGCATGAATCTTTCTACGGCGGCAATTATAGAGAAAAACAGGGTATCCACCGATGGCGTCTACCTGCTTTTGCTGACTATACAGTATAAAAATGAAGAGGCCATTCATCTTGTACTGAATAATGAAAAAATCACGTTCAAGGGGGTAGATTACTACCCTTATTATTTTTCTCTTTCAGAAGTGAAACAGACTTCTACAGAATTGCCGTCGTGTACCCTAACAGTTTCTAATATCACTGGCACGATTTCCCGCATTTTGGAAGCGTATGACGGGGCGTCCGGCGGGAAAGTCACTGTAGCCGTTATCAACACGAATATTTCTGATGAGATTTTACAGGAAGAACATTTTGTTATTGCCGGAGCCACAACGAAAAAGGATTACGTATCTATCAAGCTGGGATGCGGCGCAAGTTTAGATCGGCGCTATCCGAATGTACGTATCATGAAAGATTGGTGCCCGTTCAAGTTTAAGGGCGTTCGGTGTGGGTATAAAGGACCGCTCACTACCTGCAATAAGACGTTGACTGATTGCAGGGAACGCGGGAACAATACGAGATTTGGCGGTGAACCGACGATACCGCAGGGAGGCTTGTATGCTAGACGTAACTGATTTGGTGGGGCAGCCATTCGAAAAGTACCCATGTTGGGAGCTGGTGAAAGAGGTTTTCCGGCGGCGGGGAGAGACGCTGCCGGATTATCTAACGATGGATTATAGCAATCCGGCGGACATTAAAGGCGTCAAATACTACGAAAAACTGTCTAGCCCGGAAGAGGGAGCTATTTGTGCTTTCGATTTAGGCGGGCACGGGATTGACCACGTGGGCGTTTATCTGGGGAACAATATGCTGCTCCACTCTACTACGGTTAGTGGCGTATGCATTGAGCGATTTTCCCGGTATGTTTCGAGATTAAAGGGGATCTACAGGTATGGTACATGTCATCATAATCACGAACCCATTTGATGCGGCAAAAGGGAAGAAAGAGTATTGGGCCCCGTATGACAAACAGAAGCCGGTACGTGAATATCACACAGAAGATGGCGAAAAGCTGTATGCAGTGAATGGCGTGCAGGTAGATCCGAGCGCAACGGTCAGGGATGGGCAGGAAATCGTAGTCGCTCCAAAAATCCAGAAGAAAGCATTCGGGTGGATTTTGGCCGTTGGTTTAACAATTTTTGGCGCTGGCATGGCAGGGGCGGCGTTCAAGGCGGGCATTAGCGGTTGGCTTATGGCCGGACGCATTGCCGGTGCGTTAGCCATGACGCTGATTGGCAATCATATCATGACCAAACTGACCATGCCGAAAGCCGACCTTACTAATGCTTCCGAACAGTCAAACACATACGGATGGGGCACACCGTCTACGCTAACCGGGCAGGGATATGTTTTGCCGATCTGCTATGGCAAGGTAAAAACGGCAGGGATGATGCTGCAGCGTCATGTTATTTCTGACGGCAAAAAACAGTATCTTAACATTCTCTATTGCCTGGCAGAGGGCGTGATTGATGATGTGACGGACATCAAGCTGAACAGCAATCCGATCGAGAATTACACGGATGTATCGATCAATATCCGCAATGGCTCTAACCAGCAGAGTATTATCCCAGACTTCAATGATTCTTATGCCGACACGGCGTTATCATATGAGCTGAACGTGGGTAAATGGAGTACAGTTACGCTGGAAGGGGATGCAGCTAACGGGATTGAAATCACGTTAGCCTTCCCAAATGGCCTCTATTATTCGAATGATAGTGGCGCTGCCGATTATACAAGCGTTACGTTAAAAGCGCAGTATAGGAAGGTTGGAGCCACTGACTGGGAAGATATTCTGATCCGCAATGAGAATTACCAGTGGGAACCTGACTGGCTTACCGGAAGCAGAAAGTGGTTTGGTGCTTTCACGAAAAAACAGCACTATTACAATGATTGCCGAAAACTTGTAGGCTATGAAACGTATATAGACTGGCGCGGTAAGACACGTTATAGGTATGATGAGGACGGAGAGAAAATACCGATTTACACCTATTCCATGACTTATGATGAGTGGTGGAAGAAAATCCACGATGCGCACTTGTATGATGGCGTTATCAGGCAGAAGGAAACCGGCGTTTTTTATCGCATGTATCGTGTCTACGATTTAGAGCCTGCACAGTATGAAGTACGCGTACAGTGCACAGCGAAGGACCGGACAGATATTCGAACGGCGAATAAAGTACAGTGGGTAGCCGTCACGCAGGTTATTTATGACGATTTCTCTCATCCGGGCAAAGCACTTCTTGGCCTAAAGGCGCTTGCTACCGATCAGCTATCGGGTAGTGATCCCCAACTTACCTGTGTTATCGAGCGGTCAACTGTGTACGTCTGGAATCCATCAAAAGAAGCGTATGAAATGCAGGCGGCAAGCAATCCGGCGTGGGCTTGCTATGATATTCTCCACGGATGCAGGAAGCTGCTGAATTCTGATAAGCAAACTTACTCTTATGAAGCAGAAGGAATCTCTAAAGAGAATATGGATTATTACGCTTTTGCGGCGTGGGCGGCTATGTGTGACAGCGCGAATATCCAATTCAACTATCTCTTTGATGGCGCTATGAAGATGTGGGATGCGGTGAATTATCCTTGCCGCGTCGGGCGTGGATCTGTCATCATCGTAGGGACGAAAGTATCGTGCATTTACGACTACGCGAGCCCGTCAGTTCAGCTTTTTACCGTCGCAAATATCAAGAAGGATTCTTTTTCGAATGAGTATCTGGCGACAGAAAGCCGGGCAAACAGCATTGAGATTTCCTTCATGAATCGCGAGAAAAACTATGAGCGAGATGTTCTTGCCGTTTTCAACGAAGAATACGATAGCAGTGATGCGGTGGCGCAGCCTACACAGATCGAGCTGATGGGATGCACTGACGCGAAGCAGGCGTATCAATACGGGAAGTACAAACTTCGAGAAAACAAGTATGAAATCCGCACGATTCAGTTTGAAGCATTTGCGGATTCTATCGCCTGCCAGATCGGTGATGTCATCACTGTGCAGACAGATGTGACGGAATGGGGGATCGGCGGCCGCGTGGTAAATGCGGATGGCAACACCATTACGGTAGATGTGGATAATCTTGACGGCGGCGATTATACGTCATTCATGTATCGTGATAGCACAAATGATTCTCTTGTGAAGAGAAATGTCATTTCCGCGGCTGGGAATACTGTCATCATTGACGGTATAAACACGGCTACAAAAGATGATGTGTACGTGCTGGGTAAGGCAGGGTTTCAGGCTAAAGAGTTTAAGGTCCTGTCTATATCTACGAATATGGACGAAGAGACACGGACAATTACAGCGGTGGAATACTATCCGGAATTGTATGATGCTGATACGGACAAAGTTCCAGAGATCGTTCGCCCCACGTCGATGATAGAAGCGCCTAAAAATCTGATATTGTCTACTGAAAAATACGCAGAATTTGACGGGACTATCACTTCACTGGTGCACTGTACGTGGATCAATCCTAGACAGTTCAACACGGTATGTCTCGAAAAATCTACCGATGGCGTGAATTGGACGTTTGAGAAGAAGTTCACACAGAACGAAAGCTCCTATACTTTTACCGCGTTATCATTACAAGTTTATCGTGTTCGCGTTTATGCAATCAATGATATCGGGGAAAAGTCCGATTACGCCGAAAACAACATTCTAACTGATGGACAGGATATGCTTCCCCCGGACGTAGAAAGCATTAACGTGGAGAAGATGGCGAGCGGGCTCCGGCGGTATTGGTGGAAATTTACTTACCCTTATCCCAATGACATTGCGGGGTTCAGAATTAAGTATACGCAGGGGCAGGAGCTAAATTGGGATAACGGCATACCGGTACAAGCAGGGCTTATAACAACGCAGCCGTATGAAACCCAGACGATCCGTCAAGGCACACACGCTGTTATGATTAAAGCGGTGGACAATGCGGGCAATGAATCTAAAAAATATGCATATTGCATTCTTGATTTAGGTGATTTGCTTGAGGAAAATGTTTTAGTTCACCATGATTTCAAGGATGGCAATTGGGAGAAAGTCTCTAGTGACGGGTTGATTCTAAGCGATGGGAATATTCATGCGAAGTCCATCGCAGACATGTGGCCTGCGAAAAACCGATTTATGTGGAGCGAGAAGAGTAAATTCAAATGGGACACGAACTTTTTAGCGTATGATACTACCGCAAGTTTCAATGCAGAAGCTTCAGGCCAGTTTTGGATACGTTCTGAAATAAAAGGGCCGGCGATCATCTACTACAAGAAGGGCGGAACGAACGCCTATTTAAAAGAGGCGTCCAAATCGTACCGGACGGGAAAGGAAGCGGCGGCTTTTGATGGCAGCGATGGAGGTGATAATTTCTGGAAGCAGTATTCAGATCGAGTGCTTGTGCGAAAAGGAGACGTTATTCAGATCAAGGTTCATTCACTAAATTCTTCCGTTGAAGAAACAGTGATAAAACAAGTAGAAGCATTGATCGACGTTCCAGATCGGAACGAGCATTTTGAAGACATTGAGATTTCTGCTGGCGGGACAAAACTTCCGATCGTGACACCGTTCTATAAGACTACGGCGGTGCATTTGGACGCCATTCAATCCAGCGCGGCGGTAGCGATGAAGATCGTCTCTCGCACGCCGTGTGTCATTCAGCTGATAGATTCGAATGGTGATCCGGTAAACGGTGTGGCAGATATTTCCTGGCAGGGATATGTGGAGGAACGTTAAATGGCAACAACTAAATTAACAACAGATGTTGAGCAATACTTGAAGTGGGCAGGGGCTGACGGTACTACACAGCAGCAATATCAGGAGTTTGTTCGGAACATGTATGGCACGCTTTCTGATGTTGTGAAAATCACAATGTGGCAGCCAAATACAAGTTATCCGGCAGGAGCCGTACTGGACAGCCCTGACATGCCGGTAAACACTTTGGCAAGAGTTGCGGTAGCAGGGACTACAGGGACCGCAATACCAACATGGGGGGCAGCGGGGAACACAGTGGTCGACGGCACTGTTAAATGGACGATGCTGCGCCGAACGATTGACTATGCGACACAGGAAGAAGTCACGGCGGGGACGAACACGTCGAAAATCGTAACTCCTGCTATGCTGGGCAGGACGATCAAAACAGATCTTGCAAGCGAAAACGCAGGAACGCTTAACGCAACTGATAAGACAGTAGTCGGCGGCGTCACCGGCATTCTTCCAGTAGCTCATGGTGGTACAGGAACCGATTCATTAGCCAATGTAACCGTTGGCAAAGCGGGCACTCTGGTCGGGGATGCAGGGTTTTGGGACTACCTGCACAGACTGGGGGTAAATAAAACGCTGCCTACCACAAACGCCGCGCTGAACGCACTGGGCGTGTTTATAAGCTACTTTAATCAGAAAGATAAAATCGCGAACCAGCCGACACAGTATGGGCAGCTTCTCAACCTTCCGGCGGATAAATCACAGGGGGCTTACCAGTTTTGGATGGATCAATATAGCGGCCGCCTGTATTACCGGCACGGGAATAAGTCAACCGCAATCAACGATACTCCGTTCACACGGTTTCTCGATACTAAGGACCTCTCAGCAGCTGGCGTAGTTGCTGGCGATGTGTCGAATAAGAATGCATGGTGGGTGAAGCTTGGTGGTGCAGTGCCGCTAATTATACAGGGTGTAACTGGCACCACCGGTACATATACATTGCCTGTTTCGTATCTGAAGTTTTTTACCACGGTTACAGG